GTTCTATGCGATATCCCGTCAGTTTATTCGATGTCATAATGCCACCGAACGTACCGCATAAAGTACCAACAAGAGATATTCCTGCGACTATAATAGTTGTATCCATTATTCTTCCCCTCCGTGGTGAATTTCATTAACTGCTGACTCAATCAGAACATTGATATCCTGCTCTGTGAGTTTTATGCCTAACTTATTTGCCATATCTATAATGTAGTTCATGACATACTGTTTCTTTTCAGCCCATTGTTCGGGGGTGAATAATTGGTCTGCGCATCGCACTGCAAATCGTACCCAAAAGACGATTGTTTCCATATCCTGTGCGGATATCTTCGTCTTTATCCATGGAATAACATAGGCTGATACTAAAGCCCCTGCTATTGAAATGATTGCCATTGCGATTGTCATAAATACCTTTGTATCCATATCCTTCTCCTTCTACTAAATAGTGACGATACTGCCGAAGCAATATCGCCACCATAACAAGACCGCAAAGATATAATAATAATCCCCGAAGGGTAGATAAAATAAGCGGTCAAATGTCCAAACCTTGATGTAACTTGTATTCCTTGTGTAACTTAAACACCTTAATAATTCCACACGTTAGACATTCGCCACCGAAACAAGCAAAGAAACAAGTGGTTAAGGTATCATTCTGTATGCCAAAACATGACAGTATCAAGGAAACTATTGTATATAGAAGCAATACCGCTATGGAGAATACTACGTATCCTGCAAGCGTCATGCTCTGTATCTTAATGCTTATCTTTTTCATTTTCCATAAATCCCCTAGCAATAAAAATAGATAATACGGCATAAAGAGCCAATATCGAAAAAATGATAATACCGATAATTGAAAAGCCTAAAACAATTCCTTTAATCATAAATCAAAACCTATAATAAGTTGTAACCACATAAACTGTATCTGTAAAACTATGGCATCTTCTGTGTTTTTATCGTATCCAAGTGAAAACCATATACCACAAAAGTTTTCATAATGGAATAATGAGAACCAAAACCTACCTATAGTATAGCCAAAGCCCATTATATTACTCCTATAAAGTATGGGTAAGGATTCGCACCTTACATGACAAGCCATTTGCCGCCCAATTCTATCGCTCGTCTACGGCAAGAGTCTACCTTATTCCCCCACCCAAGAAATAGGACTATGAGCGATTAAACCCATAGTCCCGAGAAAGGATGTTATTCCTATGCTGCATCCTGTGGATGAGTAATACGCTCCTTGAATGTTGTTCCGTCAGCCGAAACGACTTCCATATTAGCGGAATAGACAATTTCAACATACCCCTCAATGACAGACTTTTCGTTGCGTAGTGCCGCACACTTTTGATGATACTTTACGATAGCCGCATTCAAGTCATCATGTGCTGTAATCTGCCCTTCTCCTAACTGAATAGCACCATTGCTACATACGATAACGTAATACTTGTAATTCATAAATTTATCCTCCTTATTCTGCTATATATGTAATAATTCCATATACTTCTTTAGAATTATTGGTTTTAAGTTCTGTAAAGGATGAGCCGTAAGTTTCATAATATCCCACGTGCTCTACTATGCCGCTTGCATATATTTCTATTCGTGTGGATTTCGAGTCACATCTACACTGATATGTATTCACTTGAACTTTAGGTTTCGCTCCAATACTTGAAAAGTTCAAATCACCTATATCTTTTGCTTTAGCACCATTGAACTGTGCTATTACAAAATCGCCCTGTCTATATATCAAAATACTACTCTGATTATATAAGACTTTAGGTGATGCAACTTCCGTCAACTGCCTATTAGTCATGGCATACGGCTGATAATCATCATACGTAGCATTGAGATCGGTGGTTATCATTGGTTTGAACGTAAGACTTCCGCTTGCTCCTGCACCTGCACCAATAACAATCCATATAATATATTCGTGACCGCTTTGAGGTGTAAAGGTCGCACCATTTCCAATATCGCTACAAGCATCTGTTGAAGTCGTTACATCATATACATATACACGATACTTATAAGCACCTGCCGACCAACTTCCACCTGCAGGGCAACCTGTTAATTTATAAGTTCGACCTGCTTTCAAATGGCTCGTTAAGGTTTCTTTATTACAGTATGCTACCAACGCATTTCCTGTCGGTGTACTACTCCATGTTGCTGTTACTATATTCTCTGAATTAACAGTATATGTTACTCCTTGTGACGTAGTATTGCTTAAAGTGCGTGGTGCAATGTTATACGCTCCGTTCTCCTGCCAAGCGTCGTTTAATTCCTCTATACCCTCTGTATTATCCTCAACCTGTTCTATCACCGTATCGGATGCCGTAATGTTTGTACCCTCGGTAAGAGCATCACTAACCGCTATGGGAGAAGTAACTGTATACAGCACATTGTTGTAAAGTAACTGTTTGCCTACTGAATACGCATGGGCTGATGGTGATACCTCGATAGGAGCGATAACATCTCCGAACTCGTCCTGTGTCACGATAGCCGTGTTCTTAAACTTCTGACTAACTGAATCGTAGACAGGTGCTTCTCCATCGGCAGGAGTAGTAATGGTTACATCGTCCAAATCGTCAAGTCCATCGGGCATATCAGTATTGATAGCATCTATTGCGCCTGTAACTGTTCCATCACCGATTGCACTTATGTCTGTAGTTCCTATAACGTAGTCCTTTAACAGACTCGTTGATACCTTTGAGGTTACGCCACTCGCAGTCATGGGCAATACATCGGAATCGCCTACTGTCAAAACCGCACCTAATTCGCTAATTTTTATATCTGCCATGATTTACCTCCTTAATAATCTATGGTCAATCTATCTCCACTCTCGGTAATAATTCTGTCTTCGCTCTCCGTGTTCAGATATATGTGTCCGAGTAGTATCTGTAGCAAAGCAATGATTGAATCAACTTCCTGCAATGCCGTTAAAGCACTCTGATTAGCCGAATTAGCCGTCTGATTAGCCGTGTTCGCTGTGCTGTTTGCGGTATTGGCTGTGTCGTTCGCTGTGTTTGCTGTGTTCGTTGCGGCGGTGATTCTCGTATCCTGTACGTTTAATCTGCCTGTCAACGTGTTATATACGTTTTGTATGCTTGTGGTTAACGTGCTATCTACTGTCGTTATCCGTCCATCAAGCGTGTTGTATACAGAGGTTATTCGTGCATCAAGTATTCCGTCCTGTTGGTCTACATACTCCTTTGTTGCCCCTGCCGAAGACTCTACATAAGCATCTAACGCATCAAGCAAAGCCTGCACGTTTGCTCCGCTTGCATGATTAGTGCTTACCGCACCTATACTCTCTGCCGCCGTGGTTGCTTCTAACTCGTCTATCAATGAATTGTGCTTCGGGATTATTACGTCTGTAGCCAATTCATCAAACTTTGCCTGCATATCATGTGTCGATAAGCCTGGGGTGTCGGGCAATCCAACAACGCCCTTATTGGCGGTATCGACATTCGTAATCTTTGTGAAAGCCATATATTCTCCTTTCTAGCCTTTGTAATTGCCACCTTCGACATATTCCAAACCTATGTCATAAATGGAGAAAGGCTCGTTTATCTCGTTGTTTTCAAGTCGGATTCTGTATTTGTCTACCTTCTTTATCTTCACCTTCGTATGGCTGACCTTCTGCGTCGTGTCACTACTGAATGAGAATTTAGAGAACTGCAATACAGAAAAAACAAGATACCGCCCTGTAGTGGTATCTCGTCTTAAAAGTCTCCATAGACCCTTATCCATTCCATATATATCTACAGATGTCGCTATTGCCGCACCTATACGAACCGCTATATATCTCAAAGTCTTGTTCTTGTAGAATAACTGTCCGTCTATGTCGGGCGTTTCCCATTTACAAGAAATCGCTTTATATGTAGTTGCTCCTGTTTGGTCAGAATATGAACTCAATGAATCCTTATCTGTATAGAACTCACATATCTTTCCGTCTGCCGTTCCGAAGAATAATTTGTTTTCGGACTCCCACATGATTCTTGCAGGGATATCTTCACAATAGAATCCTGCATACTGTCGTGTAGCATATGGCTCTGACTTATCTGTCCTCATGGGCTGTATTCCATCTAGGACGTATAATCTGTTTCCACCTACACTCAACAGGTACATATCTTTGTAGATAATCGCATAAGAGTTCTGCAAATCACTCAAACTCTCCTGCGTTAACTTACCATTCAAATAGAACGAACGGCTCTGTGCATATTTCTCACCCGTAATATCCTGCGCCGTAACCGCATATAATCCACTTCTTGTTAAGAAGATAGGCTCGGTACAAAGGTAAGCGAATGAGTTCTGTGCTATTGCTCCTGCTCCCTGTAGGGTATTGATAATCTTGAAACTCGGTTCATCGTCTACCAAATCACCCTCACGAAGCACGATTGACAGGTCGCGTTCCATTTCATCTTTATGCGCCGCTAAATAGTTGGATATAATCGAATAACCAACGATAGCAGACCTACTTGAACCCAATCTAGAATAACTCATATCGGGGAAGTAAGTACAATCCCATTGCTGTGAGTACCAATCGGCATTAGCCCAATCGGGGTTACCACTAACAAACAGTCGGTCAAACGCGCCATTGACACCAAACCTAGTACCAAATCTGCACTTGTTTATTCTGTCTGCATATCCCGAAACTGTTCTGTATACTTGAATCTTGACGTTATCCTCACCTGTCAAGTCGGGTATAGGCGGTGGTGCATCCCAATTTATAATTCCGTTAACTCTGTCTACAGAGAAGTGTGTACCCTCGGTCTTTGCTACCCATTCACCCTGCGCGTTCATTATCCACGCCTTAACTGTTGTAGCGTCCAATTCACCGAACGTCATGTGATAAGCCGTAGATGTTCCGTCGCCTTGGAATAACTCAATAAACGCCGAATTTAACAGGTTGATTGACTCATATTCCTGTCCGCCACCACTAGGGGATTTAGCGATAGTCAATGTCGGTATATAGGTATCAGCGTCGTTCTCTACTACCTTTACGTTTGTGCCGTCATACTTTAGAAGTTTTTTACCATCAATGATGTAAAGGTTGGTATCAAACTCCCATGAATGGGATATCGCATCGTTAGCGGCTGAATACAGGACTGTATCGTCTGTACTCTTATATATGTAAGTCCCTGCATGAATCAGAGCGTAATTGTCACCTTTACGCGAATGATATCCGTTGATTTTCTTTCCTGCGTAAGTCTTGTTGATTTTGTAACCCATTCTCTTACGGACTTTGCCAGGAACATCACGAATCATGTTCACCGCATTAGGCGACTTGGTTACGTCACAGTTTGCAGGAGAGTTAGAGAAATCCACTCCCTTAAACTCGTTTATCTGCTCTATTGATTTTTGTGGACTTTTCGGTATCTTGAAACTAACAGGCATTAAATCCACCCACTCTCACTTGTAACTTTCTCCGCCATGCTACTTGAAACAGAGTTTTTAAGTCTCTCAAAAGCGACCTCAAACTCATTTCTGTACTGTGTGGCTATTGCGATATCGTCTTCCTTATATAACTGTGAAGCCATATAAAGAGGTAATAATGCTTCTACTTCCCTGTCTAAAGGCAGTTCGTATTCATCCTCTGTCGCTACCGTTATAGTCACAGGCAAGGCATTGTAATATATCACGTAGTTTCCTTCCGTTTCTCGGTCAAAAACCAATGTCTTATCGCCCTCTTGGTATACATCAGAAGTCTTAATATACTTCTCTACTTCACCCTCAAAGTAAATTGAGTTGATAGAATAGAAGTCTTCGACTAAATCCGTAACCTTGTAGCGTATTCTTTCTGCATACTCGGGGACTTCGCTATCTTCATCGTACTTGGCTTCATACATAGCGACATTCTTGATTGCGTAGGGCTTTTCAGAAGAAAACGTCAGAGTAACCTTTTCGCTACCATAGTTTTCAATTATCTGCTTATAAGGTAAATAAGCATGAAGTGAATCAAACTCTATGGGTTCGGAAATTATCTCCCCTACTGTAATCGTTAATGAGCATCGTCCCGTAACCTCAAAATAGATTGAGTTACAGTTTTCCGCTTCAAACGTCTTCTCTCCGCCTATCATCGAGTGAATAACATCACTATCAACAGAAGAAAGAAGATTCTTTATCGGTTGTATTGCTATGGAAAAACTCTTGACTAGAAACTTTCCTGCGGTTGAAAGCATTAAGATACCTTCGTTTGCCGCATAAGGCATTGCCGCCACATAGTCTCTATTAGAATCGTCACTAGGAATTGTACTTCCTACCGCCGAGAACATCTTTTGAATTGTCGCTAATTTGATATCTGCCCACGTCATATTAAAGCCCCAATTTATCTATAATGGCACGCTTCATCTCTGTGCCTGTTCCTACCTTGATACCCAACTGATTACAAACCTTTTCAAGTTCTGCATTAGGCATCCTGTTAACCTGTGTTTTTGTGAAATTTACATTAGGCTCTGTAATTGCTTTTTCCTCGGAAACGCTTGATTTTACTACATCCTTTACCTCGGTAAAGCCCTCTTTTTTTACATTTGCCTTTGTAAATTTGTCTACTCTCTGCGCTTCACACGTTCCGTTCTCATATACCTTAATTACTTCATAGGTATATTCGCCATCAACGTATCTATCGCCTATCTTGTAATTTGCCATATGCACTCCTTTTTAGTTGAGGAAGGGGCGTATTGCCCCCTCCCCGATTTTATAGAAGAATATATTATGAAAGCGGTGAACCGTTTGAAGCACCACCCATAATAAATGCCTGCCAATTATTGAAGCCTGCTGACATTCTTGCACGACCCATCCATTCAAGGTTGCCTGTCTTATTGTCAACCCAATCCTTGATTGTAAGAGGGATTCTGTCATAGAACATTGCCGCCTGTAACTCCTTGTTAGCCTCGCTAGACATAAGGATGTAAGGTGAAGAAGCACCATTCGTTGTCCATCTGTGGTCGACTACCAACTTCCAAAGTCCCTTCTGTGTGTTCACGTCGTTGAAGTTTGAACCAACAGTAAGGTCAGACTTGATAATCTTTCTGATAGTATCTTCAAGAACAGGGCAATCGCCAGGGATTATGATTGTATCGAATGTATAACCCATTACGTTACCAGAAGCGTTCTTAAAGTTACGTCCGATGTTAGCCAACTTGTTAAGGTTGGTTGAGTCTGTGCCGAAAGCGGCTGTAAATACGTTTGACTGTGTGCCTGTACCCTTAACATAAGCGTGGTCTGTGGCAAAGAGTCCCTTGCCGTCGCCTGTTGTCTTATCAAGTGTCTTACCACCGAATACGAATGAAGCACCCTCTGTAGTAAAAGCGTCAGAAGCGAACTGTGCGCGAGTTCTCTTGTACGCACGCATATAGTTTGCGGCGGCAACCTTCATTGAGTTGATGTCGCCATCCTCGTTCATTTCTGCTGTGCAAGTAAAGCCCTTCATAAACTGCTTGTGAACGATGAGTTTTGAGAAGCCCTGCTGAATCTCATCCTGTATGCCTGCGTCACCTTCATCAACGATATCGAAGTTGCCCATTTCAGTAAGGCTTGAAAGTTTCTCACCGAACTTATCGGACTTCTCTACGTTGTAAATCGCATTTACAAGTTCATCGTCATTGTTCTTTTCGTTGTCTGTATCCTGCAGTACTGCACGGACAATTTGGTCATTAACCTTCCATAAATCATCGTTAAGACCGCTATTTTTTGCAAAAATAATTCCTGCCATGGTCGTTACCTCCTATTAAAACTTGACTACTGCGGCTGAACCCTGCGCTGTTCCTGCTACAGATACAACCTCTGCTACACCGTTCGTTGTGGTTGTTGTAATAGAGTTAGAAGATGAAAGGGTAACCTTCGTTCCAACTACTACTGCGCCTGTCTCTGCGAGAACTGTCTCGTATTCCTGGTCGCTGTTAATCTGATATGCTGACAGGGTATCGAGTCCAAGACCGCCCTGTGCGGCAATGTACTCGGGCTTTGCGGTTGCGCCTGCAAGTGCGGCTTTTCCCGAAGTAAGTACCAAAGCATCGCCTACATGATATGTAACAGCCGTATTAGCGGCTATCTGCTTGATTGTGGGTGCAACACCCGAATTGTTCATTTTTCTAAACTTGAACATTTTTCTACCTCCTAAAGTGTTGAATTGTATTTCTTGCGTAACTCTGCATGAGTAGCATGAGGAAAAGCACGTTTCCACTGTGCTAACTCACTCTGCGGTATCTCCACTTCTCCGTTATCAGCCGTTGATATGTTGTCCGTCTGATTAAGATGTGCAGTACCATTGATGTTGTTCAAAGCGGCCTGTTTTGCTCCTGCCACCTTGCCTGCCATTAAAGAATCAAAGTTTGCTAACTTATAAGCGTCTACCAAGTTCATACCGAGCGAAGTCTTGTCGATAATCTCCTGTATGTTAGGAAGATTGAACAAATCGTCTACTGACTTGATTTCGGGGTTTAATGTAGAGATAACCTTTACGCTCTCGGCTAGTTCATGCTCTACCTGTGCCCTCTGTGTCTGCTGAATGACCGCCTGTGCCTGCTGAACGATAGGATTGTTGTTAACCTGTTTGCTGACCATATCCTCGAACATCTTGGGGTCTATGCCCTTTGATTCGAGTTCCTTGTCTCTCGCAAGTTTTTCCTGTGCGTCCAAGGCTTCAAAGTAGTCCTTCTGATTCTTAATAGGCTGATGTGTTATAGGGTTTTCATAGCCTTCAAATCTTCTTGCAAACTCTGCGTCCAAAGCCTGCTGTTTCTGATTGAACTCGGCTTCTGCCCTACGTCTAGCGGCGGCGAACTTTGCATTGTCTTCGTCGCTCTGTACGTTTGAGGGTTCATTAGTCTCCGTGTTATCCGTAGTTCCTTCTCCCTCGGTGGAAGTGGATGAGTCTTCCATAGCAACATCCCCTGTCGGTTCAGCGACTTCCGACGTGTTTTCGCTTACACCCTCATCTGCGAAAAACTGTAGATTCATGGGTATCAATAATTCTTTATTCATGTTTTTTCTCCTTTGGATTTTTGCGCTCTCCCTAGCGGATTTATGTATTAAAAAACCACCCTGTTTAGGATGGTTGATTAACCTCGACTTCTACGGGGTTTTCTATGGTCGTCACTACTTTGTCGTAGTTCGGACATTTCTTACTTCTGCATACAAGGTCATGTGCTATCACCATTTCGGGCGGGTCGATATTCTTCAACCTATATACCGAGTGGGATATTCGCATTTCCGTTTGGCATAGCGGGCATAGCATTTTGAACCTCCTTCTGCTCGTTTATTCGAGCCTGTATATCGTCCTTAACAGTTTTAGCGTTCGGATATCCATTCTTCTCCATGAGTGTCCAATAGAGAAGTGCTGTCTGTAAGTCTCCAACAGCACCGAAAGCACCACTCTGTAGTTTCATATCTATCTGTTGCCACATTGCTTCACGGTTGGTCATTATCGTAGATGTCGGGTCAGTATCGAACTTGAACTCGTCATTCCAATAATATTCACCCGCGCTGTCCTTCTTTAAGAACTTATAACGGTCGAACGACTGATATTCCTTTGAACCATCTGACCTCTCACCGCTTATAGGCATCGGAGTATCAGAATATGCCAATGCAAACTTGAACATCATCTCGTATAACTCTGCATACGCGGCGTTCTTCATTACTCGTTTAGATTCAAGTCGTCCTGCCGCTTGGTTAATCGAATACTGTTTAGCCGAACCCGAACGTGCTGAAGCGTCATACTTACCTTGGTATGCGTCAGTAATACCCAATGCTGACTGCGCATAGGAGTAATTCTGATTAAGCATCGTCAAATCCTGCGATATGTCTGCCTGCGTAGTCTTGACGTTTACAAGTCCTGCGTTTGATTGGTCTACTCGGATTATCTTGTACTCACCATCTGATGTCTCTGCTTCAAGTCCTTTAGGGAGCATTAAGAAAGAACCGCCCATTAAGACTTTTTCCTGTATCTTTGAACCCAACTTTGTAACTGCATCCTGTTGGTCTTTAATAACGTCTACATCAGAGCATCCAAGAAGTTTTCCATATTTCGATACGTTCTTCCTTAATACCAAAGGCATTACGTTCGGTTTATAATATGGAATCTTCGTCTGTTTCTGCTCTATTGTCATAAACGGCTGTCCATTCTCGTCTAAAGCGGGATTGCCGTTCAAATCCATAACAGGTACTTGCTCATAGTATGTAGCAGGAATTGCTTCACCGAATGTAACTATGTCCTCGGTAATGGTTTCAAAGTCCTGTGTTTCTTCTTTGAACTTTTTAGAACCGCATTCACATACGTCACCTGTCTTGGGTTTTCCGCACTTGCTACACACCATTATTTTGCGCTTCTGATAGTCTTCGAGGTCTTCAAGGACATAATCATCACACCAAACAAATAAGCCTATTCCTGCGTCTTTATTGCGGTAATATACCTGTATTACAGTAGCGATATCATCAAGATATGATTGAGGGTCGTTTTCCGTGTATTTATTGTCCACAGAAGCCCCTTCGACATCTACGCCGTACTTTTTCTTAATGAACTTCTTACTCATGTTGTAAACAACGAATATGTAGTCCATTTTCTCTATTTCAAGTACCCCTGCCTGTGGGATAATCTGCTTGGGATGACGAAGACTTATCGCTAAATCACCATGAGTTGTGTGGGTATTCTTTGATGAATCCCATTCAATGTGGAAAAAGTCGCCACCCTGCACGAAAGTAGTACGCTCATCCTGGTCATTTAACAGCTCTGCGTGTAATTTAAGCATTTCATTAGTCAAAAATGCTTCAATAACCTTTGCCGCCGCTTCATCTTCGGGATGAATCGGTATAACTCTCGGTGAGGGAACGGAAGAATCTACCTGTGATTCAATCAATTCATAGGTCAAATTACGTACATTGACCGCTAATTTGCTTGGAGAGACGTTACTATTGGGATTTCCCTGTACTTCCCTAGTGCCGTTATACAAATCATCACGTCTTTTTATCTTTGTAAGGTCATCAGCATACGCTGTGCGTGCCTGTTCAAACTTATTCTTCCACTTATTTAACTTTTTGGTCTGTTCGGGATTGGTTATACTGTTAACAGCCTTATCCATAATCTTTCTTAACCTCATTTTGGTTCACCCCAACGCTCAATTAAGAGTTGTTTGTCTGAATCATTCGCTCTTTTGTAGTCTTCCCACATATCATCCGTCCATTTTCGGGTCGGTTTATTGCTTATTACGTCAGCAGGAAGTGTCCAATATACGCAAAAATACCTTAAAGCGTCGACCGCATGGGTCAAATTATGTGGTTTTTTCGCATAAACATTGGGTTTCTTGTCGTCAATCTGTATTTTTGTGATAGAATCGAACAAGTTAGGCGCGCAATTATCAAGAATAGTCAGCCTAGAGTTCTCATTCTCATTAGCAAATACCCATTCTTTTATACGCATACAGCCATTAAAGAGGTTATTATCCACTTTTACAATGGGTACACCGTGCTCATTGAACACATCTGCCGTAGATTTACCTGTTGCGGACTGTCTATTCCACAAATCGGGAGGTGCTAGGAACAAGGTAATGTTCTCTCCGCTAGATAAATCCCTTACGATATCCGCCGCCTGCATAGCATTAAGGTTGGATTCGTAATATTCCCTATAAATCTGCGCATGATAACTGTCGTCTATCTGATACCAATAACAGGCAAACATATCGTAGCCGTAGTCAAATGACACATATCTACGTAAATTGCCCTCTAATGGCTTGTTTGTTAATAATGATTGTCTCGTTATCTCGGGGAAGTATGCACCACCCGCTACCGATAACGCTTCTTCTATCGTGGCAGGATATTCTTGTGTGATATCTCCGCCCATCTGCAATCTTGTGTTTTCGTACCATTCCTCGTCACGATTAGGGTCTGCGTTCCAAGGAATGAATATCTTGTTAAATCCGTTGTCTTTTTCCGTAAATTTCTGCTCAAAGAGTGAACCACGGATGTTAGTAGACAGTCCGATGAATTTACCACCATTAGGACGGTTAATAGCAGGAACGGCTGATATCCATATCTGCTCCGCCCATTGCTGAAACGCCCACTCATCAAAGATTAGTAAATCTGCCGTGAATGAACGTACTGAATCGGGACTAGACGGAAATGCCTTAAAGACACTCTGCAATCCGTCTTCGTGATAAACGGTAAGAGTCATGGCAGTTGCTTCAAAGGTAAGTCCTTTCCAACCTTTCGTGTTCTTCTTATCACGAATCAATGACGGCATATTGCCAAACTCTACCGCTAATCTTCTTACTAATTCCTTCGCTTCTTCTTCTGTTCTTGACAGACCAATGACAGTTCTGCCCGAACGTAATAAAAGCACCCAACTTGCATAGCTGATTACCAACCATGTGATTCCAAGCTGTCGTGCTTTTAGAATGATGTTTCTTCTATGTTCGTGTATCGAAAGGAGTGCTTCTTCCTGCGCTTGCCACATATCAAATGGCTGTATCAGTTCGTCCGCGTCTTTATCCTCATAAACACAATGTTGTCTAACGTAATATGATACGTCTTGCCTACAGAGGTCGTATTCTATATCTCTCGCTAGATGTTTAAGCCCTATATCATCAAGTGACTCGATATATTCCTTCGTTATCCCTCTGCGTTTTAGGTATTCAACTGTAAGTCTCTCTTTTTCCTCTTTCGTCATCTGCTTTAATCAGATATTCCTTAAATCCCTCTATGGTATAGTCGTCAATTTCAAGAAATTCTGCTGACCACATCATTCTTGAATATTCTTTCCATTTTTCCCAAAGGACTAATATCGGTTTCCATCGTTTAACCTTAATGCGGACTTTCCACATGGGCAACAGTTCCTCATAAACCGTATACCCTAACCCATATTCCTTTATCGTTTCGCATAAGTCCTTAATCATATCTCATTTACCCACTTTCGATTTTTATAAAAAATTTGCGAGGGGATATATCCGTAGGGGCGGGGTGTACCTTGGGCGCGTGGGGGTGGGTTATCCGTTCTAGTCCTGTGTATGGTGGATAGAAATATAACACTATACCGTAAAAAGAATGTGTATCAATATATTCTCCGTAAATAAAAATATATCTGTGGTCAAGTCAACTATTCGCAAAAGTTTAGTTTAGTGAATAGTTAAACACCTTACAAACCCTGTATATATCACATTCTTGTTTATTGCGTATACTATAAATCCACTTTGGTTTACATAACTTTACTAATCAAACTATCCCGCAAGTCTTTCATCATGTCGGTATCTTCTTTCGTGATAGTCTCATTAACTGTGTGCATTTCGTCTATTGGCTTTTCTCCGATACTGTCTCTTACGAACTGTATAGCCTTAGTGTCTCCGTTTATGGCTTCTCTAATCGTACTTGCAATAATTGCAGATAATACCGTAGTATCGCCATTCATTAGCCCTACTTCTGCTCCTAGTTCTTCAAGTTTTTCGGGACTTAACTCAATTTTTAGGGCATCTTGTAGGGTTTCCCTCATTGTCTTCTTGGCTTTTCGTACTTCCCCGCTTTTTATACCGCCTTTTCTCCCTCTCTCTCTTGCTTCTTCCGAGGTTTTGACCAACATAAGATTTTTTTTACTGTTAGGGTTAGAGCCTTTACCTTTGCCAACATAAGAAATAATAGGTGAATCACTATTCACAGTTTTTTCGCTGTTATCAATATCGGTCATATTATTTGTACTTGTCGTTATAGTCTCCAGGTTATCAACCTCTGTCTGTGTTGTATTCAGTTCGTTGTATGTGTTGCTCTTTGTCATTTGGTTGATATCCTTTTTTTCGTTGTGTTGGTTTATTGGTTACAAAATATAAAAGCCGTAACGGATAAATATATATACATCCGTTCGGCTTCCGACACTATCATAATATTATGGGCTAGGTGACATTTGTACGTCATATGGGGAAGTTTTGGGGAAATAATGGGGAAATATTGCGGAAGTTTTGGGAAAGTTTTTTGTTTTTTCCGTATAATGAAAGAAAACACAACGCTAAAAAAATTTTTTAGTCTGTTTTGTTCAGTATCTATGCGCCTTTGCGCTACTTTTCCAAGATGAAAAATGAAAAAAATCAAAAATAGGTATTGACACGTGTTACACGTTTTGATATTATAGGCTCACAAGGACGTGTTACACGTCGGAAAGGACAAAAGAAAATGGAACGGAGAAGGAGAGACAAAAAGTGTATAAGGCTTTAATAAGAGCCATTATACAAATCTTAAAAGATAACAAGGTCGCACCCGAAGTTATCGAAAAGATTAAAAGTCTAATCGACTAACCACAACTGAATAAGGAACTATTAACCATTGGGTAGCCGTCTTCCCCGTTCCAAACGGTTACCCTCATTATAAAAGGAACGGACGACAAAATCAACAACGGATTGAGCGCAGGAGCGCAGGAAGTGAGGGACAATATGACGAACTTTTACAATGATTATTTTGTAGTACCCCAGGACAAAGCCGCAAGTTTTGAAGAAGACAAGAAGCACAACCTTTCAAGGGTTGAAAAATTAGGGCTTGAAGCCGTGCTTGATAGTTTTGTTTCTGAATATGAGGAAGACAACTTTGGAGAACCTCGCAGTATAAAGGATTATATACGTTGGAATGATGATAACGTTGACATTCTTGACGGCGTGATAGATACCTATGTTTTTGACCATTATGCAATCGGTAGTGTATGGACAACGACAAGCGGCTGTATATGTATGGATGCGGTAGACCTTGACGAGTACGAAGGCGACGACGAGGAAGCCTTTGAAAGTAGTGACCTTTTCGACCGCCCTTACAACTTTGATATATGGTCTGAGTTCAAGCCTGTACTTATTAGGCTTTGGTAACTAACACACAAACAGCGCACGAAAGGTGGTGCAACATGAATATTTTAATAGCAAGCGATTTTCTTTATGAATATGAATTATACAAGACGGACAAGCCCCAAGAATTAAAAAAGCACATAACTAAATTACTAAACGGCGAAGATATAACGGATAAGGGCGATTTTGAGTTATTGGGATATCAAGACACAATGACAACCGATGAAGCGCTAGAGATAGCGGACGAAACATGGTATATAAGCGACATAATAGATGAATAAGGGGGCGACAACATGAAACAAATATTAACAATAGCAATCTTCGCCGTATGGACTTTAGCGGTTATATACGGAACATATAACAACACGGTACGCAATGCAGAAGTAAACAAGGTAAACGGTGGTTATGAAATAACATATCACAACACAGGTGAAATACATTTCTATGAGGTGACAAGATGAAGATATTGAAAAACATATACATAATAGCAACGGCGGTTTTGATACTGCTAAACACAGAAATAGACTTTGGCGTGTGTCTTAACGCACAAGGCGACGGGAAAACATACAACGGCGACCCCGTGTATAACTACATATCATACGCAAGCACGGAAGCGACAACGGGCGACAAGGTTTTAACGGTATTCTTCAAGAATCCAACTAACCTGGAATGTGATGATTATATCTATAGGCACGATTTTATAGTGACACGATAGGAAGGAGACAATATGAGAAAAGGCGACACAGTAAGATACATCGGTACACGGTATGAACTTATGAGGGGCAATGTATACAGAGTATACAAGCGTGACCACAGACAGATATTGATATATGCCCCTGTAAAGCATTTAGACGGAAGCATACACAAAATGGCGGGATATTACAACATTTCAGACTTTGAGATAGTCAAGTAGAAAGGAGCGAAGATGACAGAAAAAGCACTGAAAAAGTTAACGGATTTACAAAGAGAAACACTGACAACATACAGAGAATATTACAGGCGTAACAGTGGATATATAGAATTATGGAATGATACCAAAGATAAATTGGTCGCAAACGGTTACAAATACAAGATTCTCGGCTACTTGGAAGCATTGAAAGACACGGAACATATAACGGAACAAGAGCGCAAGGCATTGGCTATATACTTCACTTTGAAGTAAGAAAGGAACACATATGATACACGATAAAGACAATGCACTAATGGACTATATGAAGATGATAAAGGAATCATGGACATGGGCTAGAATGACGGAAGAAGAACGGGCACGATGCACAAAGGCTCTTTGTTCCTCGCATATCAAGGGTACATGGGAACAGAGATTTGAACAATTACACGATGTACACAGGGCTTTCCTCTATGGGTTGGATTATAAGCCTATAGGGTGGCGTGAAACAGAAGAAGTCCCTGGATTTTGATTGACACATTATCCGTATGTATGGTAACGTGTAACACGGAAGGGAGATGCTAATATGCCATACGACAAGAACACGTACAACAATGCGTACAAAAAAGAGAAGTTCGACTTCTTTGGAATCTATACACCAAAGGGTACGAAGGAAACCGTGCAAAAGATAGCAGATAGTAAAGGCTTGAAAATGTCCGAATACGTGAGAAACGCACTAATGGATGCAATAAAGAAAGACACTCAATAACGGGTGTCTTTTTGCATAAGAAAAGCCCCTTGCCTGCGACAACAAGGGACTCTCCACACACATAATAAACACCTTTTTGAAAGGCGAATAATATTATATCATATTACCTTCTCTATGTCCATGCTTCCGATGGTTTTTCTGATTGTTCTGTACACATTATTCACATCTTTGTCATAGTCTACGGCTATCTTCTTAATCGGAACGTTGTTTATATACCTCAACTGTATCAATTCCCGTCTTCTAGTATCTTTAATGGTCATTATAGCCGACTCAACTTTCGCTTTTTGCGCGATAGAATCCTCAATTTCCCTGGTTATCTTGTCTTCTATCTCCGCTATTCGTATGGCGCAGTCTTCTATCTTGTTGCTATTGTTACCGCCCTGCACCATTATAGGCTTTATCTTCTGCGTAATACCTGTAGCAATAGTCGCCCACATTTCAAGCTCATTCTGTAATCCTTTTATCCGCCTAACAGAATATGTATAACCCTCTAGAAACCGCTTCTTTTCATTGTATGTCATTTTGCCTTCCTCACCTTCCCATCCCCATCGGGTTCTTGTCCGCTTTCAATCAACATATCATAGATAATTGCGGTTGCCCCGCCTAATCCGTTGATTGTGTCGCTACTTAAATCGGGTAACAATGCTTTTTTTCTTATACGTTCAAGAAGTTCATCTGCGTCTATCATTCTAGCCATACTCATACTCTCCTATGTGCTTTAGTCCAAGTGTAGTATCTAACCATATTTTATACCCTTTTTGCCTTGCTCTGTAAAGAAAAGCAAAGTCTTCGCCAAGATTACCGAACGGCTCAAAAGGGTTTAGTCCTTCTTTGTTGACCGCCTTTAATACTTCGTGTCTGATTAGACAGAATCCTAATCCCACTCCTTCTACTTCCATAAAAGGCTCTAGTTCGCTTGTTTGGAGTTGTTCGCATATCGGTTTATTGCGAAAAATGGTCTTTGGTCGGACTTTCTTGTATGCTATCGGATTGCTCGGACTTCCCTTGCCATAATATAGCCCCGATACAATAGGTTTTTTGTGGCTCAAAAGTTGATTAAAGGCGTTAGTGGTAAAATGTATGTCTGAATCCAAAAAGAGCAAATCTGCGCCATTATTGAGGGCTTCTTGCATGATTATATATCTCGCATCATATACAAGCGACATCTTGGTAGTTATCATAGTCACATTGTCCTTATGCTGTCTGACTACCTGTACCACATCTGCCATTACTTCTACGGGTACTGTTCCCATAGTTGGTATGCCTATAAGTATCATTCTTCGTCCCCCCGTCTTATGGCTTGCCCTAACCATACATTTGACATCATTTCACCATCTAGCCATTCAATAATGAATCTTCTTGAATCCGTATAATTCATTGACTCGTTACGCAAACAATGCAAGATGTTGTATATTTCCTCTCCGTCATGCTCTTGGCAATACTTGATTAGTTTTTCTTTTCCTGTCATTCGTAATCCTCCAATTCTACGTGCTCTTTCTTCGGTCTGCCCTGCGGTCTGTAGGCATATTCTATTGTCTGCCATGTTTTACCGCATTGTAAGCATCTTTTCCTGCGGTATCTGTATCCATCCTTGCCCCTAGAATCAATGGTCATGTAGTCAATACATAAGCAATCGGGGCATCTGTCAGACGGATACTTGCAACTTGGTTTCCTGTGCTTGGGTTCGTATTCTATTCCGTCTATGATTACTTTGCTTTTTATCATTCCTCACTCCTCTTACAAGCGAACATCAACGCCGCTATCAGATATCCTATTGCTCCACCACCTATAAATGCTATTAGTAAAGATATAATTATGTTCATTCGTTCACCTCTCTGTATTTGTCGATAATATCAAGTGCCATATTGCATCCGTATTTGAAACTGTCAATCATAGACTCGTCACCGCCCATATCTCCGTCACGTTCTTGTATTATCTCGGCTCTTATCTTGTCCAGTACCTCAATAGGTATGGCTTGGATTGTAGGTTGCTTATTTATATAACCTCTTGAACATCCCATATATGGACTATATTCTCCGCCTACTTCATCTATTTCCCAATATTCAAGTTTATCTGCATCAATTAATCTCATTCGCTCTCTCCTTATAAATACTCTTCCAAAAACAATATTAACGACCAAATAAACAGCGACATAATAGTAATAAACATCCAAAGATACGATAATGAATCAAGGAACCATATCGCATTTTCATAACCATTAGCCTTGACTGTCTCCTTGATGTCTATTATTGAACTAATCGTCATAACGACATATGCAACTATCAATATAACCAACCATAAATACTTCATCTCTTATCCTCACTTTCTGCCTTTTCTCTGCTCCAATGTCTGCACCAATGTGTCATTACTGTGACATAAGACAGCCAACTCCCATCAATGTCGCAATGGCACTCTATGTTTGTTATTTCGCCTGTCCTTATGTTGTGCCTACAGTTGCAACACACTTTTCCATTGTCTTGGCTCATTATCCCTCACTTTCTGCCTTAATTTCAGCCTTTGACATTTGTTCGGTTAAAAGATGATATAAAATATCTGCTTGCTCTCCCAACTCCATTTTTAGCATAATGGTTTTTTCTCCGTGTTTCCGAGTGACACACAATGCTGATTCATCTTTTATTCCACTATCAAAAGAAACTGTCAACACATCGGATATATCTCTCATTCCTTATCCTCACTTTCTGCCGTGTGCTTATCAATGATATCCAATATATCTTTTATCAATACAACTCCATCTATTGTGATAGCATTGCAAATGTGTATAGACCCCTCTTTTCTCAATATCTCGTCTTTAATATTTGTTGATTCTTGTTTATTCATTCCTTATCGCTCCCTTCTTCGCCATCAATGTCATCAATCGGCTCATAATGGTTTGTATCTCCACCAACAGTACAACTATCGCAAGGTTCTTCCCACCATTCCTTGTTGTCGTGCTTACAGGTTTTGCAACTTATTCCCATACATTATCCCTCACTTTCCGCACTAAAATGTTCGTCAAGAGCTAACCCATTTTCGTCATACCAAGTTACCCACTCTTTTTCCTCTTCGTCATATTCTTCAAGCCCAGCGGTACTGCAATGGTCGGGAAATGCTCCTTCTTCAACCTTTGTGTTTACAAAATTTGCAATGGCATCAATCATAGTTTTTGCTTCTTCTACAGACGACACTTCTTTGTAATAAGGCTTTGTTCCAAGTACATTAAAGTACATTCTCATTTTTAACATATTTATTCCTCACTTTCCTGTGGCTCAACCTCAATCTCACTTAAAAGATATAGTCCCCTTTTTACTTTTATTGCGGTATCAGCATTAAGATGATTCAGCATAGGCAACAGTAAAGCGTTCATTGCTTCTGTAACTTCTCTCTGTTCTTTTCTATCCTTAAATTTTTCCATATCATTCCTCACTTTCTGCCTTATCTTTCAACATTTCCAAAAATGTTTCTGTGCCATCTTCATCCACTTCACCGCACATAAAATCATCAAATACGGACATTACATCATCAATGGATATATAACCTGCCTTTGGCTCTTGCGGATTGACGGGTGGTAATCTATCTATGTATTCTTTTAACTCATTTGGTCGTATAATCATTTGACTATATCCGTCAATACAATTCATAACCGCCTGTCTGCTTATCAAATCACCGTTTGGCTCTTGCTCTAGTGCCTTTTTACTATCAAACACGCAATCCCATTTACTGCATCCTTTATCCGAATGAAACTTACACGCATCACACGGTCTATCTTTTAAGCATTCCAATAATTCTCTATCTGTCATTTTGTTTCTCCTTCCATGCTTGTATAGGTTTCTCGAACGCTTCCTCTGTTTCTTTTGTGATTTTCTCAAATTCATTATCTTCCCATTCAAAATTGCAATTATTACCTTCTCTGTAATAACAATCACGGGTTAAAAAATAAGGTGCGTAATGAGGGCATCTAATGCAAACACCCCAAAAAACTATTCTATCGTCTGCCATGCTATCTCCCTTCCTGTAAATGCCTACGGACTAATACTTGACAGCAATCGTTCATGTGGTTAATTGCTTCGGTAACGCTGTCGTCAGCAGGGACTTTAAGATTTTCCATCTGTTTGAGTAATGAATTTACTTGTTCTTTTGTAACCAATATCATCTGATGTGCCTGTAAGAAGGCTCTCATTTCTTCGCCACTAATCATTTTCGCTCTCCTTTTTCATGAAATATGGTTTGCGTTCAAACGCTATCTTTGCTAAAAAGTCTTTTTGTGTGACAGGCTTCTTCTCTGCCATGTATTCGTAATTCGCATTGCGACATTTCTTCTTGTCGTAATTCGACCTCGGATAAACTTTCATATTCCTTTTGCAACCTCCGTTTAAGTTATCTCTGATTTAGTAAGTATTCTGCGTAGTTCTTAACAGCCATACATTTCAACGCTCTATCAACGAACTTAATTCCGTGACATTTCATGTACTTATCTACGAACTCCTTAAACACAGGTTTTGTATTATATAAATCCATTAATTCAATCATTCTCTCGACCCTCCTTATACATTCCTTCTATCAAGTCCATTACTCCCAAAAGCATTTTTGATGTCATTTCTCTGTAGTAAGAAGGTTTATCTTCCGTACTTTTGTAGATAGAAGTGTTTTCATTCATGAAGTTTTGCCACTCTTTATCTGACATCGTTTTGCTTATAGGTATGTATTTCTTGGCAAGTTTCCATATCTCGCCCATTATTTTGTATACATCTTTTTCCATTTGTTCTCCTTGGGTGACCAAAGTTACCAAGAGTTACCATACGTGGTAACCGATTTTTCCGCGTGGTTGACACATTTGTCGAGGGGTTACCAAAGTTACCATTATTTTTCTCGCGCGTGTAGGAAGAATTTTAATACATATCGCAATTCGTGTGTGTGTTAACTTTATATATATAGTACGCAAGTGCGTGGTAACCATGGTAACTGGTAACCGTACATACGTTCACTCAAACGGTAATTCATCGGGCACAATGTCCGTAAAATCAATGTTTTCATCCACTCCATAATCTGTCTTGATAATAACTGCTCGGTATAATTGTCCTTTATGCTTAACATTTTTCTTTGGCGTCCCTCTCGAATCGCACTCGATAATATTTCTCTTTTTGCACCAAGATAGGAACGCTTTGCTCTGAAAACCACCCTCTTTGATAATCGAATCGAATATCTTTCCGTTTATGATGATGGTGTTTGAATCTCTCCAAAAGCCCCAAGTGCTTGTTCCTAATCCTGCGTCAAACTCTGAATCATCGAACTTGTACTGATTTTCCGCTATGGTATTCATCAGATACTCATAAGCCCTCATATTCTCGGAAACTTCGTCTTTGTCCCTTAAATAACTTATGCAATTATTGATGTCCAAAGCTATATTGTCCTTAAACAAATACTTCTCTGATAAGTAATCTGCGGTCAGAATCAAAGCCATGGGAACAATCTGTTTTTCTTCTTTATCCTTACCAAGTTTTGATATAGCCGCTTTCAGTTCTTCGTACTTTGTTTCAAAGAGTTCTCTACATTTGGCAAAGGTAAGTTCGTTTATCAAGTCTATAAATTCTTCGCCTGCAAAACCGTAATTTTCCTCGATTGTCTTGCATACCTTGCTACCGTTACGACCATCAAAGAGGACTTCCCCCGACGCTTCAATGTCAATCACTCTGTTAACTGCGCCGCCTTGCGTGGACTCATCCACCATAGAACGTTCTCCGTTGGTGATAATGCAGTTTTTCCAACTTGTAAGCTTATTAAGTCCCAACTCTTTATTGGAACGGTCACGACCTTTTCCTGCGCACCACCGATATATCAGTTCTGAAAAGTCTTCATCGTATTGATTCTTGACCTGTGCCATATCGTCAAGCGTCATTGGCAAACTATTAAGAGCATTAAGCCTTATCTCCATTGCTGTACTTGTGGCTTTAGCATCTGTTATGTATTTGCCTTCTCCTGGGTCTGCCCATACACTTGTGCATAACTTTAGGATGACTGACTTTCCTATGCCTGTACCGCCCCAAAGACTGACTATGAATGGTAATAACTTACAAGGCTCTACAAGTACACTTGCGAATGTTGCCGCTAGGTTAATAAGAACTTCGGGCTGTTTCTTGGCTCTTACGTCCTTAATTGTCTTGTACCATTTAGCCCTGTCACCATTAGTCTTGATAGAATCAAACAGACTTTTCATATTGGCTTCGTTGTCAAAGATTACTTCCTGCTGATATGGCAAGAACATAAACTTTTTGTTACCGTCTTCTTCGTCCACGTATTCTATCCATCCCAAACGGCTTGTAGATGTAACCTCTCTTATTAAGTCGGGGTTGTAACTCTCTATATCTGCAAGATACTTGACAAGATATGGTGCAGATAGTGCTGTTACTTGGACAGAATCATTAGCAAGTGTGAGTATCTTACTAGGGGAAGCAAGCGTCTCTCTGCTGACAAAAATACGTCTTAACTTGCCACGCACTACAAACTCTAACTCGACCTTGTACTTTCCCGTCTCCGCATTACACAGTACCTTGGTGGGATATATCGGATGTGGACAGACTATTGTAGTTCCACCCTTGTCTGTTCTGACTCTTATTCCGTCTGAATCAGCTATCCATTCACCACATTGAAACTGCGAAGATGTATCTCTAGTAGGAAAGTCTGTCAATGCCATAGAAAAGAGTGTGCTTGTTTCGGACAACTGCTTCTTTTCGTACTTCGCTTTCTCCCTTAATGCGGCTCTCCATGTATTGTCAAATACCTTCAAACAATCAACGTCTTTTGCCTTTGCCCTATTCCTTAACTTGGATACGGCAATTTCCCTGTCCATTTCGTTCTCGATATCAAGCAATTCCATGTAGAGTTCTTTGTCATTAAAGGAATCTGTATCTAATTGCTCTACATTTTCTATATACATAAAAATCGTTTATCTCCTGCTCATCTAAATATTTGACTTCGTACAAGTATTCCATGTACTGTAGGGTATTATATGCTTCGCACCATTCGTCTGATAAAGGCTCATATACCTGTAGGACAGTTCGTAAAATAACAAGTGATTCATTAAATGCTCTTTTAACTTCCGCGTAGTATGCCTTTTTTGACTCACTAACGGCCTTCTCGGAGTCTCGACGCATATTTGATAGGGTTCTAGCATTGTCGGTCTTGTAGGGGCTATAATCGCCCCCTAACGACCTATATGCTTCTTTGAATCCAACCCCGTCGTAACGCATGACGAAACTAAATATGTCTCCATTCCACCCACAGGTAAAACAATTTGCTCCATCATCAAAGACCTTCATGCTTGGATGCTTGTCGTCTCCATGAAACGGACAAGAACACATATTATTCCGTATCTGAATCCCCCTTGCCGACATTACATCCTTCATCTTGACTGTCTTCTTTATCTCGTCTCTCGTCATATTCTCCGTTTTCCAACCTCGTCCTTAACTCTTTTTCAAGAATCTCTCGAATCATGCGTCCCGATAGTTCTTTCTGTGTGAATATGGGTATCACTCCGTATCTGCTACACAGTCCCAATAACCTATGCAGATAAGCTTTCTCATTAAACTGCGTTTGGTATCTGTGGTTGATAATCTTCTCCCACGTTGCTTCCTGTACTAGCAGATATACCCTTGCCCCGTTATTCTTCGCCCTGTCAAACTCCCTACGGAATCGCTCATATTCTTGACAGAGATTGCCGCTTAATTCTTCGAGTGACATCTTTCGCTCTACTACGGCTCTACCCTTAACCAAATCATTCTTATGTGCCATCATTCCATTAGGTAGAAGAAAATCATAGGTATAGTCGCCATAGTCAAGGTGCTGTCTCTCATAAGGACATCCAAAGGACTTACACCTTTTGTTAAATTCCTCTGTGGGTTGTTCCCTAGAATCACAATATATGACCATTGAGTCTATGCACGCTTCAATCTCTGTCGGAATCATATCTCACCACCTACCAAGGAAGTTCTTCGCCTGCGTCATCGGGAATGTTCATAAAGCCGTCATTCTCTGCGGCAGAATTAGAACCGCTACCATAGCCCTTCTTCTTCTTGAACTTAATGGAATCTGCCGATATCTCTGCAACCTTGGATACTGCTACGGGATAATGAGCTTCTACATATACAATGTCTTTGCCGTCTATATTTGTCCCTGTCTCCCCGAATACAATGCCTATCTTCTTATCCTTCCACTTCTTCTCGTCCCAATCCCATGTGTAGCCGTTGTTACTTGCTTCGAGTGAATCTGTCCATCTAGCAAAGGCTGTCTTTGTCCATCCGTCCCTCTCTGAACCGTCATCCTTGGGAAGATATATGGTAGTCTTGCCCTTAAACTTCTTGTCCTCATTGGTGTTCTCGTCGTACTGCTTCTTGAAGAATCCCTTATAATCGCCCTCTGCGATATCAAACTGTACCTGTAAGAATCCACTCTTACCCTCTGACGCTTCAGTCAGCTTCACTCCGAGAATCTTGCACACATAGGCACCCTTGGGTAACTTTGCGCTTCCCGAATACTGCGCACTCTTTTTAGCTTCATCATAGCCGTTAAACTTCTGCATTTTCTTATCCTCCTTATTTATGCAAAGTAATCTATAACCTCTTCCTCTTTGCCGTGTAATACGGTCAGAGTCATAGCTAACGCTGTGTTGAGAATAAATAACTTATCCTCGTCCTCTATCCCTGTGACACCCTTCTCCATACCCGACTTGGATAGATATTCATAATATTCATTGAATGTGTGACACACTTTACATTCATCCGTATCTAACTTATTCATTTTTCAACCTCCTTCCCTATATAATCTTGTAAATCTTTATAAGGTTCCTTTGGATTCATCCCATAGAGGAAATGAAATTCCATGTGACAATTTCTACAAAGACAAACACACTTATCTACTTCTGCTTCTATAATTCTAAAGTTGCTTTTTGCAGACTTTCGATTTATGTTAAAAGATTTTGTAGCAGGGTTTATGTGGTGAAAATCCAATACATACAATCTTTTTTCTCCGCATTTTGCACATGGCTTTTTTAATGCGTCCACCATGTTTCGATACTGCATTTGTTTCTCTTTGCATTTACTGCGGTTCTTTTGATGATATTCATGGCAATATTTTTTACGGTGTTCCGCATGTTTCTTTTGATTTTCACAACTCTTTGCAATAATGCATTGCTTGCATTGTTTTCTTCGATATCCCTTCTTATCTATATAGAAGTCACTTATATCTTTATCTAACCCGCAAGTCGTACATATCATTGTTAATACTCCTGCAATGCTTTCAAAACTTCGACAATATCATTAGGAATTTCATCTGTGTCAAACGCGCCCATCGGTGTTTTGGTTGTACTGTTATTCGCGTGTGTCTTGAATATATATTCTCCATCATTAGCAACTGCATAGAGCACTGTTGTAAGCTTTGTTTCAATCGAAAGCTTGTCAAGTTTCTTGCCACTCGTTTTAATTCTTGTGAATGTGTATCCGTCATCTTCTTTCTGCGTCTGTGAGTGACAAATCACGATGATGGTCAAGTCGTCCCGAAGCGAATAAAGATTATCTAGGAGTTCCCAAACACATTGAGCTAAATCAACCCATTTGTCGTATCCTTTATCCTTCATTCGCGCTACTTCATCGGCTACCATAATTCCGTTAAGAGTATCAATAACGCATACTTTGATGTGTTTGAAATCATCTTCTTTATTCAGTTTTCCAAGCATTTGTCTAATTCTTTCAACCTTATCAGTCTTTAAGTAATTTCTGTTTTCGGTGTTGTATTGATTTCGCCACCCTTTCCAACTCAATCCTTTCTTATCTGCATCAATGTAGAAAGTTGTCTTGGGGTCGAGATTCCTCATAGAAGTAGTTTTTCCACTACCCGACTCCCCCATGATTCCAATTACTTTTGCCATATTTTTCCTCCTATTCTTCCTCTACCTGTGCTACCGTCTGATATCTGCCAAGCAAGCAGTCTTCACAAAGCATTTCTCCATCTACATCGTAAAGTTCCTCGGGGTCGTACTCTTTTTCACATTCATCACAGGTGTATTCATACGCTCCGTTGTGGTTAGAACAACTACGTCCCCTACACGGAAGACCCATACTTGTGCAACCTACGCAAGTTTCAATATGTTTTCTTGCCATTTTCATTCCTTTCTGCTACAATTAAAAATGCAATAAGCAAACATCATATTTCATCAGAGACGGTATTCATGTGGCGGATATCGTCTCATGTATTTTTAGCAGGGCATTTTCTTGTACTGTCATCCTTGCGTCTAATTCAGCAAGAATCTCTTTGTGGCTAAAGAGGGACAGCATATATGCCTTTTTTTCATCCGTGAATCCCTTGTATGTGGACTCTATGCTTTCCTTATCCTTGTCTGTCATGTTCTCTCCTTTCATCCTTGTGCGTCATCAATAAACTGAACCCAAACTTTACCTTTAGCGTTATTGGAATAAATTAAATCCATGAACTCTTGACATTCATCAAGGTTAGGTCGCCATACATCAATCACGTGCCCTTCTCTTGCTCCTTTGGCTGACCCTGTATCTTCTATCTCGAAATAGCCTATTATTTCGCCTATCTCGTCATTAGGAAGTCGCTGATACATGATGATTGTCTTTCCCAACATATCCTTACTTGCGCCTGCCGTTCCATAATGTGGTTTAGTCCCCGAATATGTTAGGTTACCTGTGTCGGGATATGCCGTTGCTCGCATCTTTACAAGTTCGGGTTGTGTATCTTTAGCGTAGGAAGTAGAGCCTATCAAGCACATTCCTATCAGAAGCGCGACGCTCATTGTTCTTTTTTTCATTTGTTACTCCTAGATACATCAGCATTGCCCCGACTCCTACAATGGCAAGCGATATAATGATTTTGTTTATGTTTGGATATGCTTCTGCCAATCCACCTAGCCCTATCAGCGATAAGGCGAATCCTGCTTTTTCCATACTTGCCTCCAATCACATGGCTTCATGCCAAGGAAATTCGCTATTTTAGCAGATATATACTTCGATGGATTCCTACTTCTATCCGTTCTAAAGTTGTATAAACTCTGCTTTGCAACTCCGATACTCTCTGCAAGTTGTTCAAGCGATATCTCCTGTTCAGACATCTTCCGTTCCATCACTTCGAGGAATTTAGCGTGTTCACGGGCATTTAACTTTACTTCTCTCATACTTTCATCAACCTCACTATTTCTTCATCCGTCAGTTCTAATGCGTTAAATAGTCGTATCAAATCCACGTAGTCAAAGGCGTTATGCTTGACCTTATAGGAGTACAACTGTTGCGACATTCCTGCGTCATCGGCTAGTTCACATTGCTTCATGCCCTTACGTCTTCGGTGTCCGTCGATTATCATGCCGATATCTTGAAACATATATCTGTATTTCAGTTCCTTAACTCTTGGCATCTTCTTTCTCCTTTAAGTAGTGGTCAAAGTCGTATATTGCTAGTGCTACCTCTGCCATTGCTCGGGTGTACTTGAATAGTTCCACGCCCTCGGCTGTGTTTGTTCTTTCTGTCAGATAGTCGAACAGTTCGCTTATTGGTTTGCTTTTGACTTCTTTCCATTCGTCACTTAAATAGGTCATACCTACTCCTGTTCTGAATTTGATACTTCATCACAACGACTTAGCTGTTCTCTTGCAACAAGATTGTGCATAAAGGTTTCCATTAAACAGTGGTGTAACCAAAACGAAAGCCCTACTTCGTCCAAAAAATTGATATCATCCAAACAAGTCCAATCTCCTTTGCAAGATTTTTTATATGCCATATGACACAAATTATCCAAACCCCTTATTGCCTTAACAGCTTTGAAATATTTAAGTTTCATATCCACCTCCCTATGCAAGCAACTTGTTAATGAAATACTGCTGACCTTTGCCCGTGACCTTGGTGGTGAGGGTAGTTATGGGGGCTAAATCTGCCCTCTGTACTGTTCTTTCAATGGTTTCAAAAAGACCTAACTCCATGGCTTTTTGTGTGGGCTGACATGAGTTCTTAATGATATAGCCGTGTTCACGCATCCATTTATAAAGCCTTTTTTCTCCCATGGGCTTGCCGTTCTGCTTGATTATCTTGGCAAGGTCACGTACAAGGATTGATGACTCAGAAGCCGTAACCGCATCTGCAAATATCTCCTTGGGTTGCATCCTCTCTACATCCGCCGTAAGTTCCTTAATGCGTTCTTCCTTCTGTTCCAAGAGTATCTTTGATGCCTGTAACCCTCTTGCCATTACAAGTTCGGGCGTATTCCATGCTTTCTCTAACTCGATAAGGTACTGCCTTACCGCCTTACCTTCGGGTGTTCTTTGAATCATGCAAATCTCTTTAGCCATTGTTATTGAAATTTCATAATCTGTTGCAGGTCTTCCGCCCATTTCAGAGGTTTTACTCATTTTTGAGTAATAGTCCGTTCCCTCTATAAATCCGTACTCACACATTCTCGGAAACCAATCATTAAACCTTGCTCCGATGTGCAATGCTTCGTGTAATTCCCTCGCTGATACTGTCTGTTTGTCAAAATCAATTCTTATTAACTCGTTCATAGTTCTCCTTTCTTGTCACGATTAAGGTTGGTATTTCGCCCACCTTGATAGGACAATTTGTCTTATCATCCTCGTCAACGTGTATAACTACGGCTTATATGGGTACTGTGTTTTACCGTAGCCCTACAATGCGTATACACCGCTCCATTGCGTAGGGGTGTCGCGTTTCACGACTCCCTTCCAAGAGAATCGGTGAGTCCCTGTTTTAGGGAGTCATCATTAAGTAGAATATTTGTCTACTTTTTGAAGAAAATTTTTTCCTTATCAGTGAGTTTAGTAATTCCTAATTCATCACATAAAACAGCAACTTCGTTTGTTTTGAACTCAGATTTGTTATTCATTTTCAAGCGGAGATTCTGAACGGAAATTCCAATTTTCTTTGCAAGATGTGTTTTTTTCGTTCCCGACTCGGATATGATTGCTTCAAGTGCTAGTGTATCAACCACAAATATACCCTCCTTCCATACAAGATATTGTGTAGGCGTTCTGTCTACATTTCATACAATATCATCGTGTAGCCAATTTGTCAACACAAAAATGCAAAAAAATGTAGAATTATTTTCTACTTCATATTACAATGTAATTACAAAGTAATTGGAGGACTATGTTATGAACGTAGGCGAGAGAATTAAGCAAAAGAGGATAGAACTGAATATGTCGCAAGACGAATTGGCAAAAAAAGTTGGATATCGTTCTCGTTCTTCTATACAAAAAATTGAAGCGTCTAGAGATTTACCATTAAGAAAGGTTTCAAAAATGGCTCGTGCATTAGGGTGCACGGAATCTTATTTAATGGGATGGCTTGATGAACCTACTCCGATTACATTATCGGGACATTCGAGTGGAGAAGTAATTAAATGTACTCCTATAGTAGAAAAAACTAGCGAAATGAAGATAATTGAGTTAATAGAAAATAGACCTCGTGAGGAACAAGCAGAGATATTAGATTTATTAACTAAACTGCTTGCGATTCCCCACGACGAACGTTATCGCTTGTTAGACGCGATAAAAGAGATTTTATCTCTTGCTTCTGTTCGTCGTCCGCCAAAAGATACAACTGAATAATTTCAAGTATGTCTTCCATGCTTACTCCTTATCCGACTCTTTTCGGTCGTTGGCTAACTCGGAGATATATTCTTCTATCTCTTTCTTGATTTCGTCATTGGCTTGTAGATAAAGGTTTAAGATTGTGAGTGTTTGTCTGTTTATCATAGGCGTTCTCCTTTCTTGATTTAATGGTAGCATGGTACAGATAGGAATAGAAGTTACAGTTCTGATTAAAAGATTGTAGTTCTGAAAGGAAATTCTCATGACTGATAGTAAGAAACTAATATTGAAACTCAAAGAAGTAAGAGACGAAAAAGGGCTGTCCCTTGCTGATATAGAGGTCTTAACAGAGAAGAATGGCGAACACGTATCTATCGCAACTCTGTCAAGAGTATTCGCTGATGGTTCAGAAGACAATGGTTTCAGATATGAAAGTACCCTTAAACCCATAGCCAATGCGGTATTGGATATAGATACCATCGAAGACGACGACGACCTTGATACACAAGCATTAAAGACATTGCTTCAATATAAAGCCGATAAAATCAAGGAGTTAGAAGCGGAACTCAATTACGAAAAAGTGAAACATCATGATAAGTTAGAAATGGAAAGGGAACGTAGTCGTAAGAGTATAGAGTTCTTAAAGGAACAGATTGAACGCAAAGACGCTCAAATAGAAAAGAAAGAGCAAAGAATAGACCTATTATTAGAAGCCGTATTTACCAAAGACAAACATCAAAAGGAACTATTGGAGAAGATATTGGGCTGTCCTTACGGAAAGAAGGTGATTGAGGGTGAAGATTGAGAAACTCCCTAGTGGCTCATACAGAGTCCGTAAGACGTACAAGAAAAAAACGTATACTGCATATTTCGACCACAAGCCCACGCAAAAAGAGGTTGCTATTGCTATGGCTGATATATTGCAGGAAGATTGTATCGTAAATGGTACGTTTGATAAGTATGCCCGAGAATATATCGCCAATCGTGAAAGTGTTGTTAGTCCTGCTACCATAAGGACATACAATACCAAGTTAAAGCAACTATCTGATGAATTTAAGGCAATCAATATCCACGACATTGATAGTGCAATCGTTCAAAAGGAAATAAGTCTGTTTGCACTTGACCATGAACCGAAGACGTGTAAAACATTATATGGCTTTATTGCGTCAGTTTTGGCTCAATACCGCCCTAATGTGAGATTAAAGGTAAAACTACCGCAGAATATTTCCAAAGCGGTTTATGAGCCAAAAAGTGATGATATTCGACGCATATTAGACATGGCAAAGGGGACGAATTATAGTGTACCTTTTCAACTTGGTGTCCTGGGTTTAAGACGTGGGGAAATTTGCGCCGCTAGTATCGAGGATTTAACGGATAATAGTCTGCATATCCATAGGTCAATGGTATACAATAAAAGATGGATAATTAAGGATTCCCCTAAAACAGACGCATCGAATCGTATAATACCGCTTCCCGAGTCTTTAGCAAATCAAATAAGGGAACAAGGATATATCTATGACAATCATCCTAATGCTTTGAATAAGGCGATACACCGCTATCAGAAAGCGTTAGGTATACCCGAGTTCAAGTTCCATACGTTACGTTCATATTTCGCATCTTACGCCCATTCTTTAGGTATTCCCGACGCTGATATCATGGCTATTGGCGGTTGGGAAACAGACAATGTAATGAAAAAAGTCTATCGCAAGTCTTTAGAAGCATCCAAAAGTAGGTCAATGGATATTATCGCAAAGAGTATGTTCTAAATGTTTCACGGAATGTTTCACATGACAAGATTCATGACAAGATTTTTTACAAACACGCTTTTTAGCCACAAAATACGCTTGTCATAAATCTTGTCATACGGCATAAAAAAATCCCGCAAACCCTGTAAAATCAAGGCTTGCGGGACGCAGGGGATGAGAGAATCGAACTCTAACTTTCATCGCTCAAACCCCGCATAAATACTGCGTTTGCCGTTTTTCATGACAAGATTCGTGACAAGATTTTTTACAAACATAAATTTATCGCTCTTTTATTTCTTTAAGTTGCTTTATCAAGTCCTTTTCCCTGTCAGACTTTGCTTCACGAAGCATCCTGTCAAGGTCTTCGTGTCCACTATAGCCGTTCTCGTAAGAACTTCTATAGGAATCTCCATAAGAACCTCTGTAAGAGCCGTTATCGTATGACCCTCTGCTTGCATATCTTCCCATTGAATCACGCCTTCTTGCGTATGAAGCGTCTGCATCGTACATCATTCTTTCGGAATATTCACTTTCCTCTCCCATAGCGCATATTATAGATATGTCTTTGAGATTATCAAGTATCTTGTCCATAAGAGTAAGGTCGTCCATTGAGATATTCTGCTTGCGAGCAATGTCCTCTAATTCACGCTCTAACTGTTCTTCTGCCTTTTTGTATATCTTCTTATCCATATGTCCACCTCCTTATGCCGTTGCGGGTACAAAGGGATTAGGAACTGTATAAGACGGAATCGGGTAAGGTGCTACCCTGTTCACGATATACTGTGTCTGTGCCGTGTTATCAGCGATAAGTTTAGCAGTCTGTGCGGTCTGACTTGCAGAAAGACTAGCCATTGTCACCTGTCTTTCAAGGTCATTTATCCTATCCTGCTTTGCGTCAAGTTCTAACTGACACAACTTATCAAGGATTGCCTGGTTATTCCTGTTGCAATTTTCAAGAATATCTCTTGTATTGTTTGCATCAGCGAATCTTGTAGCACTTCCTTCGCTCTGAATAACATTCTGCGTCTGACAATTAGCCAAACGATTCTCACAGCAACAATCGGCAAACTGTCTCGAAAGGTCGAATGTCTGTTGCATATTAGCCATCTGCCTAGAGTTAGCGGCTATCTCCGACTGTGCAAAACCATTAGCGATGCTTGCGTTCACGCCTGCGAATCCACCACACAAAGCGTTCTGAACATCACCAAAGCCACTTGTTACACTATTCTGCAACGAAGATACGGCATTGTTTGTCTGTAAGTTCTGAAAACCGCTTGTTGTGATATCTGCCCTGTGTTCATTAAGTGCTGAATAATATTGTTCGGGTCGGACAGATTAACATTCTGCGATATGTTAAATTTCCCAAGCATACTCATTGGATTCTGTCTTAACTGATTAAGCATTGAAAGCATATTACTGTTCATCGTCTACCTCTTTCTTTCTGACAGGAGTTTTAAGTTTCTTCTTAATACTCTCAATTTCATCGAGTATTCCGCTTATATCGCTCTTTATCTCATCAATGACAGAATCATTGTATGTTGACTTTGAAGCACCTTCCTGCGTCGATTCTCCATCTTCTTTGACGAGTCTGAATCGTTCAAAGGTCGGTGAGTCAAATTGAGACAATCCCATAGTTTTTATATAGATATATGGTGCGTTCTCATCCTTAAACGTCACACTATTACCAGGTGCTATAGGATAGTTCCTTGCATCGTTTTCACTTCTCACGCTTATAATCTGTGGTGGCTGTGGTTGCTGATACATCTGATAAGGGTTATACATATTCTTCCTCCTTGTAGTAGAATGTCGGAATCTCCGATAAAGAGTTCCAAGCGTCATATGCGTTTCCGTCCATTACAGTAACCGTGTGACTTCCCGTACAGAGCACATAAGTTCCGTGCGGATGGTCTTCACAGAAGTCCTCAACTGTGTAGCAATCGGGGCAAGTATCGGGAATGGTATGTCTAGTAAAGCCTAGTTTCTTTAGGTATGCTCCCCATACCGCATTGGAATTGGGTAAGTCTGCCATGGATAAGCCTTCTTTGCAAAGCGCAATATAGGCACTTTCCCATGTCGTACTTGTCGCTATAGCAATCGCTCTAATTACACAATCACCTATTCGTTTATCTGTTGGATTTGGATTCGTGTATATGAACATAGTGTTTACCTCTATGTCCATGGTAGATGAGATATGCTTTAGAAAAAATTACATGAATGTATCATTTATGTATCAGTTTTGGCTATAAAAAAAAGAGGGCTTTTACACCCTCTCTTTTAGTATGTCCGTTCCTTTATAGATTATCCGCTTCACTTGGACAGTGGATAGGTCGTGCAACTCCGCTATCTTCTCATAGGTATAACCCATGGTGTAGCGGTCTTTTAACACACCCCTATCCCTCTCCGAGTGTATGTATTCATCTATTAGGTATCGGATTTCGCTATTCTTAATGTTGTCAAGACTATGATTCATAACGTTACCTTAAAAGGCGGAGTTTTTACACCCCGCCCTGTAATTATTTGTATTCCCACTTGGTTGCCAATCGTGCTTCTGTATCGCTATATCCTAAACTCTTTAAGTAAGGAACAACGTCACTATAAAGTGCGCTCTTTTCAGCCTTGCTAATTCTTCCGTTGCCGTCCGAATCATACTTCTGCTTCGCAAGATACCACATATACGTATGCTCTTTGGTATCTTTTGGTGCGTTCTTGGCTACATCTTTACCTTTGTGGAGAACAAAGTAGTATGCCTTATCCTTTGGTGACAGTCTAGACTTATCCATTGCCTTAATATATTCCGCGTCGCTGTCCTTATCGCCCATGTTGCTCTTTACTCTTGCGTAGTTATTAAGACCCTGCTGTCCTAAATCCTTGTATATCTGCGCTGTTGTATCGCTATAATCAAGGAATGTGTCGTTTCCAAGGTCGTCTTCGCCTGTTTTGGTAGACGTGACAGCCTTGTATGTCTGTGCGTAAGTCTTTGCTGTTCCATTTGCTAATGCTTTTTTGAAATCATTAGAATTTGGTACGCCATAGTATTCGGCTTCTTTCTTGGACTTTAAGTGGTTAGATAAAGCAACTCCACCCTTCTTGTCGTATATCTGATACTCTTTCTCGGTCAACGAATCGTAACCGTAATTCTTGGCGACATCAAGTGCTTTTTTATACTTCTGCTGTCCTTTAACGTCGTTGTTGTTAATAAATGTTTTGGTTACTTCGTTAACAGGCAATCCCGCTTCTTTGACCTTTGCATTAGTGACTTTACCTTTTGCGTCCGCTATAGCCATATTGACAACTTCGCCATAATTGCTACCATTGAACGCAGACAACAAATCATTGTTAATCTTCTTGTCGGGCAAAACCTCTTTTGTACCGATTTTCTCAGCAAGATTCTGTAAGCTTTTCTGAACTTCGTACTGTTCTTCGGAAGTAAGTGATTTGTATTCGCTATTTTTAATCGACGTATTGATAAGATTCTTCCAAGCTTCTCCTGCTTTAGTCTGTCCTTTTGTCCATTCTTCGTTAGTCAGTCTTCGTCCATCAATCTTGTTAGGGAAACTCTCGCCTAATACATCGGCATAATTCTCGGGGTCAATGTCGTGCAGTCTGTCTAATTCTGCTTGATACGGTTCGACGTTTATATCCTGTTTGTAGAACGGTGCTAATGTCTGATAACCTAATCTCTGCAAGATATTTCCATCATAGTTTTCTTGCTGTCTGCCGTACATATCCACATAAGGATTATTGACTTTATTAACAAAAGGAATCTTGTTTAATGCCTGTCTTCCTGCTCTTTCAAAAGCCCCTGCAACTCCCTCTGAGTTAGTTCTGAGACTTCTTCGGGTATTGTCGATAGTTCTTGCTATTTGCCCGCCTGCTGTCGGAAGTGCCTGTGCAAAATAGCCTATCTGCGGTGTAACCAACGCCGCCATCATTGCTTCACCTGGGGTCTGAGCATAACGTATACTTTCTAACGTATTAGCCGCGCCCTGTAACATTGATTGCTCAATAAACGGGTCAGCCACGGCAAGCGTCGAATTTACAACATCATTGATTCCTTCTGCGTTAAAGATACCATCCTTACTAAAGAATTTGTCGTCTTCTCCGTCTCCGTGGTGTTCTTCCCACAGTTTGTATACTTCCGCACCGATAAACAAAGCAGTCGCCGTAGGAGCTAACGCATCAATCGCGTAGGACTTTCCGTTGATATTCAGAGCGTATGACTGTTTTCCTTCGGCTTCGTCAGCTTTTCCTCTGACATCATCCTTAGAAGATGTAAGTATTCCATCCTTGTACAACTTAGCACCTAGAGCCATAATTGCTGTTCCGACTAAACCCTTAGATAACATATCAAGGGCTTCGTTAACCTCGGCACTACCTATCTTTGAGTTTCTCGTAGCGTCTTTAGATGCTATTGCCTGTGCTGTTTTTCCTACTCCTCTAGCTAAAGAAACAGGAGAATAATCCCACATTGCCTTAACAATATTCGCGGGAGTATTCTTAAATGCCGCCAAACTCTCAATTTCTCTACCAAAGAATCTAGCAACAGGATTCTTAGAATTTCTCCACTCCTTAGAATGTTTAGAAAGAATCCCTGCCGTTTCATTTGCTTGGTTGAATGTTGCGTAATTGGCTTGCTTTATAGCATATGCTCTAGCCTTAGCTAAAGTATTTTCTCGTTTTCTGAGTTCGCCAAGTTCAGTCTTTTCATCACTAGTCAAGCCGCTATTAGCTTTCTTAGTCATTAAGTCTTTTATCTTTCCTTCAACTTCAAAAATACTTGCATCTTCTCCGTTGGCTTTAAGATACGACGCTAACTGTCCTGCGTACTTCTGACGCTTAAAGAAGAAGTCTTCTGTACTAAGAATTGCATTGTTGGTGTCTATAGCTTTGTTTACAGCCTGTCCGCCCTTGGATAACGTACTAAACGCAGGCTTATAACTTTCTATACCATTACCTACATCATTTTGGTATTTATTTCCTGCAAGTTCTCTGTAAGCACCTTGTTCGGCATCCTTCCAACTGTTCGAGATTAACGATTGGTCTGACTCAGAAGCAGGATTTATAAATGCTTTAGTGCGCTTAATACCTGTTTCCTGCCTTTTGGTAAGTCTCTGCAATCCTCTGACACTCTTATCTGTGACACCTTCCATAAGGGCTGAAATACCATTGGATGATGAATGAACCATATCAGCAAATACCAAGTTACCCAAAACGTTTCTTTCGTGAGTCTTAGTATTGGCAAGCATCGCAAAGTATCTCCAAGCGTCAAACTTCTCCTGTGGGTCGCCGCCTGTTTTATAAATCTCTTTGGCAAGCATTTCAAACGCTTTTTCTTCAAGTTCTACACGCTGTTTGCTGTTGTAATCATACTGTTCTGCTTCATCAAATATAGCTTCTACTTTATCAAGGAACTCATCGTCAAAGCCTAAGAAGTTGTATTCTCTGAATGTTGCAATGCTTCTTGCTAAAGCTTCTGCATTTTTCTGACCATTCAACAAATCATTAGCAAGCTTATTTGCAAGGTCATCGTTGATTTCGATTCCCTTTTCTTTGCCGATTTGTTGTATTTTCTGATACAACTCATGTTCAAACTTTAATCTGCGGTCTGCGTTTTCCAATTCAGCCCACAAATTCTCAGACGATAATATTTCATTGGCATAGTCCATGATATCGTCAGCCGTTTCTCTTATATAACGTGCTTCTGACTGTTGGGTCTTGTTGCCATGCTCCATCATGTCAAGGGCTTTGTCTGCAAGTCCTTTTGCCGTATCTATTGCGCCCTCTGCGGTTCTAATCCACTTAGCCGCCGCTTGATTAAATTGTCCACTCGAAGTAGAACGCAACTGCCTAGTTATAGCCAACTTATCGAGCTGTTCCCTATAGTGATTAGCAAGTTCGGTATTGCCCTCTGCTTCTGCTTTCTTTCTCTTAGACTTAATATCCTGCTCTAAGATACGGATTGCGTCATAGTCAGAACCGTCGTACATATCACCTTCGTTGTTCATGTACCTATTAAGAGAACCCTCGTAATCGTCAACAACCTTATCGCGACCCTTGGAATAACTCATTTGCTCAGTCTGAACAAAGTACGAACCAATATCTTTAGAGAGTTCTTCTGCCGCTCTTTCTGCGTCCATTCTCATATCAGCATTAGCAACGGTTTTTGATACTTTTTTCTGTCCTTCCTGCGGCGAAAGGCGATAGAAGTTTTCATCCATCTGTGCAATGAGTTCATTAACTTCCGCTAATTCACTTCGTATTCTTGCTCTGTCAGCATCGGAAAGATTGGGGGTGTTTAACTGCGCTTCTAGGTTAGCCTTTTTCTCTGCAAAGAACTGTAAGTCAAAGGGAATATTATTACTGCGGTTAGAATCATCGGGAGTTATCCAATTAAGTTCGTCTTCCATTTCTGAAACAACTGCATTTTCAAGGTCTTCTTCGGGTATGTCGTTTATTCTTGATGATTCTTCTACGCTAAACTTGGGATTGTTAGGGTTTGCACTAGGCTCGCCAATAATGGCAACGGGAACTTTATCTATTCCTGCTTCATAAGCCGCTAAAGCCCTTGTTCTACCTTCCTGTCCTCTGCCCATCTTCCCTTCATAGGTAAGATTAAGGATAGGGAACTTTTCGCCATTACGCATTGCTTCCGCATACTCTTTTACCCGATTTATGGAATTAGCGGACTCAATCGTGCTTTCTAACGTAGCCGTGTCGAATATGTCATACGTTGACCTCTGTAAATATTCAAGCGGTGACATTTCTGCTATGAACGCTTTACCACTATCTAATGCGTCTTGGACTTCGCCGTTTGTGCCTTTGGTAATATCAAAACCTTCATAGTCGTTCTGACTTGCTTTAACAGGGTCAGCATACTGATAGTTCTGCAACTGTGCATTTCTTGTATTGTCACGAAGCGCAATCTGTCCTTCACGGATTCTATTTCTCTGCAATTCAAGGTCTTTTAACTTACTATCAATCTCGGAAATAGAATTGTTTATTCTCTCACCTTCATCGGTATACTTATAAGCCCTGTATCGCTTGCTTAATAAGGCTTCGATGGATTCTGCGGGAGTATATTCATCCTCGGTCTTTTCTCCCACAATCTCATTTTTAAGGCTTTCAGCTAGTTCTGCCCTTGTGTTTTCGAGATTGTCTATCTCCGAGTCAATACTTCTTTGCCTATCCGATAATGCTTTATAATTATCGGATTCGATATAGTTATTCTCGGGCAATAAGTCCTTATAACTTCTTTGAACGTTATTAGCGTTATCGGGATTGACAACTTCTGCGTTAGGGTTTACACTTGAATTAAAAGAAGGGCGACTAATATTGGTAACGCTGTCTTTTGACAGAAGCCGAGTGTCGACTTTCTTTTTTGGTTCTATGTTCAAAATATCATAGAAGTATTCGTTGCCATCCTTATGAAGTCCAATATCCATTACCGCATCATACAATTCAATTCCATTTTTCGTAGGATACGCTATTGATATATCATATTTATCAATGCCCCTGGCTTTAATAGGAACATTGGATTTCAAATTATCTTCATGATGATTGAATAATGCGTTTTCTATTACCGTCTGTAATCTTGGAGCGATATTCGCTTTAAGCCCCATCTTTTCATTATTCTTTCTTATTGAACTTTTTGAACCCGCATATTCTTTTGCTGAACGGTCTATAAATCCAATCTCATGTCCATTCTGCTTAACAATAAAAGTTTTGTTAAGGAAGTTATTTTTAATATATTCTGTTAACTTTGAAGCAAACTGTCTCTTTGTCTGCGCTTCAGTTCCTCTCGTTGAAGTATCAAAAACAGACGGGTCAACTATCGGTATTTCTTTTCCGTTAGCATCAACGAGATTGCTATTCGCTTTATCAATAGAGTAATCAACACCATCAATATTTACAGATTCGTCTGTAATTTTCTCCTGTTCAAACTTCTCAACGTCGTTCCATACATTGTTTCTATTCTTTGCAAGGTCAATGTTAAAGAGTTTTGCATTTGCGTTATTAACAAGCGTAGGTACACTTTTGACTCCACGCATAAGTCCGCCTAAAAGCGCACCCGAACCGAAACTTGTAAGCATATCTAGGCCTGTGTCTTTTGCTACCTGTAGCCAAGCGTCGCTATCGGACAAATTCTTTGAAGTATAATAATTATGAAGATTCTCTAACTGTGAGCGATACTTGTTGATAGCCACATCTAAGCCAAGCGTAGCCGCGTCTTCTGCAACATTCTCTAAGCCTTCGGTAAGCGCACCCTTCGCTATTGAGCCACCGATAGTTTTAGCCGTTGCACCTAAAGCCTTGTCTAATCCAATAGAGTTCAGCACTCCCGACACTGCTCCTGTTGCTGTACCGAACTGTGCCGCTTTATCAGCATCAGCACCTCTTTCAAGAGCCATCATCTGATTTCTTGTAGCAGACTGACCGCCCGATAATAAGCCCATCATAAGAGGATTACCACCACTTAAAGCGACGTTTACACCCATGTCTAAGAGTCCTGTTACTGTGTCGTATCCACGCTTCAAGACTTCGTTATCTATATTGTCTTTAACAGCCTGCTTGGTTGCTTCCTTTACTCTTGTACCTGTAAACCTAGTAGAATCAGCACTATCGGGAACTAATTCGGGGTTAAACTTTCCAAACGTATTGTCTAATACTGTTTCCGCACCTTCGAGTGCTGTCTGCGGATTATATAATGTCTGTGCCAAAGTTCCTAGTACGGGATGATTCTTCGCAAATTCGGCAGTTGTATTCACTTCTTCATCTGCCATCTGCTGTGTACGCATCTTATCATACTGTTCCCAATACTTATTAAAGGTCTTTTCATCCCAATTATTCTTCTTCATTATGTCTTTCTTGACATTTTCCCAATGAGGAATATTAGTATCTGTAACCTTGTCATAATCGGTTGTATCAGCCCTGTTATATCTCCACTCATAGAAGTCCTCAAAGTCCTTATCGAACCTTGTATCTCTACTAGAATAATCCTTGCTATTTCCTGCGTTTTGATTACTATACCTAGTTGAGGGCTTATTAGAATTAGACAGACTCCTAGCCTTATCATCCTTGTCTAAAAGACTATTAACCTCTTTCAAACGCTTGCTTTCTAAGTCGGTCATATCAACACCCTTATCCCAAAGATTTGAGCGTTCTTCTTCAAGGTCTTTGCGAGTATAATAATCAAGCTGTTTAATCTGATTTTCGTTCTGTCTTCTTAGTTCGTCCTTTACAGCCAACTTGTTTGCCGTATAATCATTGTCTCTTATTTCAGCCTTAACAGCATATTTGTCCTTATCTGTTGGTCTTTCCAACTTAGGAATCTCCCTTTTAGGCTCGTTCATGTTCTTGTGAATCTGCTTAATCTGACGAAGCACATTTTCGTAATCTTCTTTTGTGGCTTTTTCCTGCTCACCTGTATCAACATAAGAGCCAGGATTCGTAAACATAGTATTAGCCTGTTTATTGCCCTGGTGAGTAGCGTAATATAATGCGTTGGCATCATTGCCCGACATTTTCCTTAACTTATCTTCTGTAATTTTTTGCTTACCAATCTGATAATTCATATTCGCTCCTAAAGAAAATACCCCTCTATCGTTATTGATAAAGGGGTATGTGTTGTTATGATGCTCTGTAACCTGTCAGCATACTTGCTAAAGTCTCGTCGGGAACGCCCTGTGCTAAAAGTTTCTGAATCCTGTCGTATACTCCCGAACCGCCATTTGCCAACTTCTCCCATTCTTCTCGGCTATAGTTGGTAAGTGTACCGCCCATATCGTTACTCTGTTGAGTATTAACGGGATTGTATGTATTCGTTGCTTCGGTTGCTACAGGCTGAATACTCTGCAAGTTCTGCAATGCTCCACTTGCCGCCGCCTTTAATACGTTAGGGTTAGACAAGATAGAGAAGAAATCACTTCCTGCACTTGCTATCTGATTATTCAGATTAGAAACCAACTGTGCCTGCTGTGCCGCCCTTGTGTTAGCCAACTCTGCCATCTGTGTCTGATAAGCATTGTAAAGGTCAGTAAGGTTAGAGTTAAAGCCCTGCTCCAAATCAGAAAGGTTATTGTTCCAAGTCTTCTGTATTCCGTTACGTGCATTACCATAGTTGTTAAGAAGCCCTGCTACTGTTGATTCAGAAGCACCACCGCTTATACCCATAGCCGCCAACTTCTGTGACAGATTCTTCATAGAAAGCATCTTGTTTATGTATGCTTCTCTCATTGAATCCGAAGCCTGTTCATTTATCTTATTACGTGAGTTATCGTAAGCACCTCTTAATGTGTCCTGTCCTCTATTAAAGATATCCGCGTAGTTGTTTGCGGCACTATTGTATGCGTCGTTAAGAAGTCCCATTGACCTTTCATAAGCCGCTTCTGCCGCCGCCTGTCTCTGTGCGTAGAGGTCAGAAAGGTATGAGTTCATATCATAACCACCGCTTGATGATGACGAAGAACCTGTAGAAGTCTTACCGCTACCTGTAGGTGTCTTTGTTTGGCTGTAATCATGAACTTCAACCCTTGCGCCTATGCCACCATCGTAACTTGACGGATAACCTCTGTCTCTTAAATTACCTTCCGTCGAATATGTTGGTATGTTCTTTATGGCGTTATACATTGCGTTATCCATATTTTTCCTCCTTATCCTTTAAGAATCTTATTCACCAACTCTTGAACTTGTTTATAGTCATATCCTGCATTGGATAATCGTTGTCGTCTGTCATTACCGCAACCCCATTTTAATGCCATAACTTCTGCGGCAATTTCCTCAATGGATTTGCGTTCAGAGATATTAGTCAAAGTACCCTGCACGTATTTAGGTCTAGCGTAAGCAACGATGTTTGAGTATCGGTTACGTTGCATTACCTTACCGCCGTTGTCCTGTGAAGTAGTAGAAGTGTTACCCTCGATAGTGTTGATAACATTGCCATTCACGGAAACGACCAAACCAACGTGATTAGTTCTGCGATTGTTGGTCGGGTACTTAAAGAACACGATATCTCCTGCCTGTGGAGACTTAACTATCTGTCCTCTTTTCTCGAACCATTCAAGCATTTCCAAACAAGAAGCAGTCTTTTTGCATAACCCTTGTTCGGGCTTAAAGAGCCAAGAAATAAAAGTGGCACACCAAGGATATGATGCGCCATTCACGGGATGCCCGTAGTACCAAGTATTGTATTTAACATTATTAGAATCGGGTGGACTTTCCATCGTACCCAATTCAGCCTTTGCTCTGTCTATAAGTTGTTTAGCGTTCATAGTTTCACCTACGCATGGGCGTGCTCTAAATCAGCAATACGATTATTGGCAACCTTGATTTTTTCTTCGAGAAGTTTGTCGTTATCCTCTAATCTGAATACACGCTCAACTAGATTGTTGTGTTTCTTAACTTGTTCTTCTAACTGTTCTATGCGATATCCCGTCAGTTTATTCGATGTCATAATGCCACCGAACGTACCGCATAAAGTACCAACAAGAGATATTCCTGCGACTATAATAGTTGTATCCATTATTCTTCCCCTCCGTGGTGTATTGAATTAACTGCTGACTCAATCAGAACAT